TGGTGCCGGGTGGAGCGTTCGTGTTTGGAAGTGTGGGCGGTCAGGGTGGAGCGCCGGTCACGGGCATCGGGTATGCGACGGGTACGGCGACGATCGCGGGTCCTATCTCGATGAAGACGCCGGGCAACAGGAGTATGAGCTACGGCCCGTACTTCAACAACGCGAGTCTGGGCGTTCAGGCCGTGGGCACGAACGGCTGGCCGGACATCAAGGTGATGATCGGTGACATCCGTACGGCTGCGTTGATTCAACGGATGCTGGAGAAGGACGCCAGGGGCGGAACGCGATATGCGGAGGTGCTGCGGGCTCATTTCGGCGTGACTTCGCCGGATGCTCGGCTGCAGAGGCCGGAATACCTGGGCGGCGGTCGGACGTACATCAACATTCACCCGTTGGAGCAGACTTCGGAGACGACGGGGACGGCGCTCCTGGGTGAGCAGGCCGGGATCGGGACGGCGCAGGTGTACAATCATGGGTTTTCGCAGAGCTTCACGGAGCACGGTTTCATCATCGGGCTGGTGAACATCCGTGGTGATCTGACGTACCAACAGGGGATCTCGCGGATGTGGTTCCGCCGGGACAAATACGAATTCTATTGGCCCGGTCTGAACGGTCTCTCGGAGCAGGCGATCTACAATCGCGAGATTTTCGCGGACGGGTCGGTGAACGACACGTCGGTGTTCGGCTATCAGGAGCGTTGGTCGGAATACAAGTCCAAGGTGTCCCGGACGTCGGCTGCGTTCCGTTCAACGTTCACGACTCCGTTAGATATGTGGCATTTCGCGGAGAATTTCGCGGTGCGGCCGGCGCTGAATGCGCCGTTTGTGCAGTCGACGACTCCGGTGACGCGGGTGTTGCAGGCTCCGGCGTTCGCGGGTCAGGCGTTCTTGTGCGATATGTTGTTCGATTGTCGCATGGTGCGGTGTATGCCGATGTATAGCCTGCCGGGCATGGGGGCCCGGCTGTGATGGAGCGGCGGCCGTGGGGGTTCCCTCAGCAGGCGCCGAGTAACGCCCTGAACGTGAAGGGTTCGAAGATCGATTGGGGCGGCGTGGCGTTGGCCGGAGCCGGGATCATTACGGGTGCGCTGGGCGTGCGTGAAGCGAGGAAAAACCGCGAGTGGCAAGAGCGGATGAGTAACACGGCGCATCAACGTGAGGTGGCCGATTTGCAGGCCGCTGGGCTGAACCCGGCGCTGTCGATCATGCGTGGCGGAGGTGCGAGCACGCCGCAAGGGTCGGAAGCGGATTGGGGCGGCATCCCTAAGAACGTGGTTGCGGCGTTGCAGGTGCGGCAGGCGCGTGCTCAGATTGATTTGACGCAGGCGCAGGCCCATCAGGCGGCGTCTGCGGGCGCGCTCTCGAGGACGCAGGCGGCGGACATCGCCACGACGGCGCAGGATCGCTATCGGGTGTTGTCCTCTCAGGCGGCGTCTGGCGAGTTGTCGTATGAGCAGGCGAAGCAGATGATGCCGGCGCTCATCGCTGAGGCTCAGCAGAAGGTCAGGCACACGGCTGCGTCAGCGAAGCAGATGGAAGCGTTGGCGGTGTTGACTCAGCTTGAGCGGCAAGGGTACGTGAACGCTGCCGAGTTTGAGAAGCACGTAGGAGCGATGGGTCCAGCGGGGAAGTATCTGCTGGAGATTTTGCGGTCTGTGTCGGTGGCCCCTGGGGGGAAGGTTCTTCTTGACGCTATGCGCCCGAAGGGGCGCGGGAGGAAGTAGTATGCGGCGTTGGACGGGTGACGAGATCGAGGCGCGTGATGATCTGTACGCGCTGAATTCGATGCTGAACGTGACGCCGGGCGGTGGTCCGGTCATCACTCAGCAGCATTTCGCGGATGAGGTGGACATCAAGACCATTGTGGCGCGGTTTGGTCTGACGGGTGTCCTTCCCCAGCGAGTGGCTGAAGGTGTGTACGGAGATTTCTCCGGGATTTCCGATTACGAGAGTGCGGTCGCGACGATTGCACGGACGCAGGAACGGTTCATGACGTTGCCGGCGGAGCTCCGGGAGAAGTTCGAGAACGATCCGGGCGAGTTGGTTCGTTTTGCGGCTTCCCACTCGGAAGCCGAGTTGGCCGATTTCTTCGGAGAAGGTGCGCGGCCTTTGGATCCGCCGAAGGCGGCTGTTGCAGGTGTAGAACCTGCGGCGAGCCCCGCTTAGCAGTTCAAGCGGGGTTCGACGTAGGTTGGACGGGGGGCCCGTAAGGGCCGCCCGTCTTTTTTTTGTATTTATTTTTGGTATACATTTATTTTCTAATTCTTGGTGCGCGTGCGCGGGTATTTTTTGCCTGTGCGTGCGGTGTTGTTTTTATGTCTTGACATTCTCTTGTTGTCATGTCATCATGTTCTTACGTGATGGTTTGTTTTATTTCTTTCTGGAGGTCTTCGTAATGGCGAAGGGTGATCAGTTGGTGGTTCCGGGTACGCCGGAACCGGTTTCGGAGCGTTCTCGGTATGAACGCGAGTTGAATGAGTGCATCGCGTTGTTGGTCGATGCTGAGGCGCAGGTGCGCCGCTTGAAGAAGCTTGAGCGGGAGTATCGCGCTCGGCTGGGTTCCCTCCCTCGGGAGGTGTAGTCACACAGTTCTGTCTTGACTACTGTGTGCTGAGTGACAGCTTTAGGGTGTCACTCAGGGTTCCTTTCTCGGAGGAGTCATCTCCATGTCCAGGCACAAGGTTTCCAAGGGCCGCTCGGCCTCTAAGTTCCGCAGGCAGGTGAAGACGGTGAAGGCGGTGAACCTTCGTCGTCCGGGTCGAGGTGGCTTCCGTCTGTGAGTTGCCTTTCGCCGCTGGCTGCGAACCGCTGCCCCGAGACGGGCGCTGTGTGGATCGGTAGTGATCCTACCCGCTCGGGGCGGCCATTGCAGGTGCCGTGTGGTAAGTGCATCGGGTGTCGGCTGGACAGAGCGCGAGCCTGGTCGGTTCGGATCGTCCACGAGGCGAAGCTTTATCGGTCGAATTGGTTTGCGACGTTCACGTATCGGGACGAGGATCTGCCGAAGTCGTGTAGCCTGGAATACCCGGATTTTCAAGCTATGATGAAGCGGCTGCGTGAGCGTGTGTCGGGTGATGAGGCTGGGCCGAAGGGTGGTCATCCGTTGCGGTTTTTCGTGGCGGGTGAGTATGGGTCGGCGCGGCTGCGTCCGCATTTTCATGCTGTGTTGTTCAACCTTCGTACGGGCGATGAGACGCGGTTACAGAACGAGTCGTTTCGGTCCTCGCTATTGGAAGAGGTATGGCGGAAAGGTACGGTGGATCTGCGACCGGTGACGCCGCAACGGGCCTCGTACGTGTCCGGGTACGCGTTGAAGAAGGTGCGGTCGAGGGGTACGCATTACGAGGATGTTGTCGATACGAGCACGGGCGAGCTCCTTTCACGCAGGAAGGAGTTTGTAGAGATGTCGCGGCGGCCTGGGATCGGAGCGTGGTTCTATGAGAAGTTCGCGGGCGACCTTTTTCCTGTGGATTACGCGGTTGTTGAAGGCAAGCGGAACAAGGTTCCCCGGTATTATTGGGAGAAGTTCCGATTGTTGGGTGATCCGGCTGACGTGGAGCGTATTGAGGAAGCTCGGGTGGACCGCGCTGAGTTGCGCCGTGACGACAGTACGCCGGAAAGGCGATTGGTCAGGGCTGAATACCTCGAACGTATGGTTGCGGCCTCGGAGTCGCGACTTGACCTTTAACGGAGTGAATACGATGCAGATGAAGCTCTACGCGTTGAAGGATTTGAAGGTGGGAACCTTCTCGCAGGTGATGATGGCGCAGAACGACGGGCATTTGTCGCGGAACCTTCAAGAGGGGCTGACAGGTCAGGAAACGCAGGCGAAGTTTCCGGGTGACTTCGAGGTCTGGCAGGTGGCGGAATACGATTGGAACACGGGTGGAGTGGAGCCGTCGTTGAGGTTCGTGTGTTCGTTGTCGGTGATTCTCTCAAAGGGAGAAGGTCATGCCTAGTGGAACGATGAGGAAGGTGGAGACGTCGCGGTATTCGATGGTGCCGCAACCCGACGTACCGCGGTCAGCGTTCGATGTGAGTCATTTTCACAAGACGACGATGACGGCAGATTTCCTTTACCCGGCGTACGTGGATGAGGTGTTGCCGGGGGATTCGATGCATTTGAAAATGAGCGCGTTCGCCCGGTTGGCGACGGCGCTCGTCCCTCCGATGGACAACCTGGTGTTCGAGTCGTTTTTCTTCTTCGTGCCGAACCGCCTGTTGTGGACGCATTGGGAAGATTTGATGGGCGAGAAGGACACGCCGGCTACGACGACTCAGTATCTCATGCCGTATGTGCCGTTGACGAGCACGGCGCTGACGTTGTACGACTATTTCGGCGTGTTGGTTGGTTTGACGGCTATCAACATCGTGTCGTTGCCGTTCCGTGCGTACAACCTCATTTGGAATGAGTGGTTTCGGGATCAGGACCTGCAAGACCCGGTGGTGGAGAATACGGGGGACGGGCCGGATGTGCAGGCGAATTACAACCTGCTGCCGCGAGGGAAGAAGCACGACTATTTCACGTCGGCGCGCCCGTGGCCGCAGAAGCCTTCGAACGTGAGTTCTACGGGCGGCGGCCTGGATCCGCTGGTGCCGGGTGGAGCGTTCGTGTTTGGAAGTGTGGGCGGTCAGGGTGGAGCGCCGGTCACGGGCATCGGGTATGCGACGGGTACGGCGACGATCGCGGGTCCTATCTCGATGAAGACGCC